CACCTAACCTAGAGATGCTCGAAAAATCTGGCATCGATTTCGGATGTTAAATGTTAAAAACGCTCACGGTTCAACTGCTGTTATCTCCTCAGAGGCAACAATTCTTACATAAGCTATTCTAATAATAACCTAATTAGGTACTAATACGTCGCTACGTGATAGCTTTTCGGCAACATCATTGGTATAAGCATCGTCGTTTAGATAACGAGGATCACTCATAGCAGCTACTACTTCTTGATTAGATCTAAATACGTCAGTAGGTCGAGAGGAAAGCTTACCTCCTATAAGTTCAGGTTCAGAACCATTACTTTCTTTGTAAGCATAAGTCATTGAATGAAGTGCGTTTCTAGCTCTGAAATAATCTCCACTGTTTACTTCTCGATTGTAAGCTTCAAGCTCATCTTGATTCAAACTATTTTGAGCCCATTCTTGAATACGTTTAAAGTTCTCATCACCTCCAACACTTTCAAGAATTGCTTCTTCATCATCTTTAGTTAAGACAGGTTGCTGCGTTGCAGTCTCCTCTGTAGTCTCCTCTGTCTTCTCTTCTTGATCTTCTTGGTCAGCTTGCTGATAGCCCGTACGTTCTCCCAACTTCTTTTCAAGCTGTTGGTAAGCTGCGAGAAGGTCATCGGCAGACTTAAACTTGCCACCGATAAGTTCCTCACTTTCTTGCGGCTGCTCTTGACCTCCCTCTGATTCGGATAAGATCTTCTGATCTTCTTCGCTATACGGGCCAGTTTCCTGCGCTTCAGCATCTACAGTATTTAGTTCCATATTCTAACCAATCCTCAAAGAAAGATCAGCACCTATTGTTGCACGTTTTTGACTTTTAATGGCAGCTATATATTGGTCATAGACCTGAGGGCTTTTCTCTTTAAGCTCTCTGATACGACGATCCATCTCAGTCTCTTCTTTTTTAGGTGGAGCTATATCTATATCTGTCTCTGAAATTACAACCTTAGGTTCAACCTTGACCTTGGGCTGCTGCAACTTCTTGCTCTGTCCTGATTGAGTCATTTTCTGCTTTGATAAGGGCCGCTTGTTTCGCAGGATCATTTTGTGGGTCCTGCCCTTGCGACTGTTGTTGCATCATCATAGCCTGTTGCTGTTCTTCTGCCATCAACTCTTCTTCTGATTTAATCAGCTTGTAAGTATCTAAACCATCAGATGCTGCGAGTCTTGTAATTAATTCTTGGTTATTAACAAACTTAGTCATAGTCTCTGGACCTATGGTCTGAGCTAGGGTTTGGATAAATTCTATTAATTTAACCTTATCGTTACCTCTACCTAAAGCATCTAATCCAGTAGTGATTCTAGGCTTTACAATATCCTTCGGTAATTTCGGTAGTCTTCCTTCTCGTTCCATCATTGCCATCTTACGTCTAACTAGAGGAAGCTGTAGTTCTACAGAAAGTATGGAATAAACTCCACCTAATCCTGTCTCCAACTCCTGGGCAACCATTCTGATCTCTTCCGCAGTGACTCGGTCCCGTCCTTGAGTACCAGCTTGGATAGCACTATTTAATAAGAAAGAAAAACTAAGTCTTTGTTCTATACGAGCAATAGTGTTCAGGGCAACCGTAAGGTCAGCCTGTTTCTGCATCTGTAATGGTGCTACATCATTAGGATTTCCAGCGACGATACTGCCATTAGAGGCTTTTGCGAGCATATCTGGACGTGTTGTACCGTTCGGGTTACAGAGAAAAATAATTTTTGCTGCTGCAGCACTACCCTCCACGATTGCTTTAGATAAGTACTCAAGAGACTTAAGATCCCCTAACAGGTCTTCACAGAAACTACGTCCATAAGCTTCATGAGCTACTCGGAATAGTCTCAACACTATGAAAGGACACTTCTCCATAGGAGATGAACCTTCTTTACCTACACGCTTACCATATACTTCTTGATACCAGACACACTTATTAGTTTTATAATTCCATTTAACGTGAGTAAATAGGTATACAGTTTTATCTGTAAACTCTCCATTTGAATTTTTAGGAGCTATACCTTCTGGTAATACGTCTGTACTAACTTCTTCTCTTATAACAGCTTCTAAAACATTTCCTTCTGGATCTCTTTTTACACAAAAAGATTTAAGAGGGTAGACTCTAGTACCGTTTTCAGCTACATATAATATCGCATTACCACTAACAATAAGATGCTTAAGTGCTTCAAATAGAGCAGTTCTATCTCCTGATTCTTCTATATCTCTCATTACAGATCTTTCCATTAAGGAAAGCTGTTGATCAAATTGTGATTGAACTTCTTTAAAGTTATCTAGCTCCTGTTGGAGCTTCATATCATCTACAGATAACCTAAAAAACGCCTGGTTAGGAGGTAACAAGGCGATCAAAAGTTTACTTGCTAAGTTATTAACACCCCTAGCTCCCAGCCCCTGATAAGTAGTGTTAATTTTTGTGTAGAGATTCTTACCACTACTCCTATCCGCATCAGTAACTAGCGTAGGAAGCGTGTATTTACTACACTCAACTGCCCTATCTAAATATATATTCTTCTCTGCCTCCAAAAAGGAGTAGAGAGCTTGTGCTGTTGTGCTAGACATTCAATCCACCAGTTCCTGTTTTTGTAGTACCACTGCCAGGAGTAGCTCCCATTGCTAAAGCTGAACCAGTTTCGATCTTAGTCCTTAAAGCTCTAGGTGTACCAACTCTAGTCCTTTTCTTTCTACCAACATTCTGAGCTAAATTTTGTTGTTGTATTCTAGATTGTAAATTTGATTGTTGTATTGCTAAACGAGAAGCAGCTCTCTGTTGATTAATTTGCTTGATTGCAGTCTGCTGTGCTTGATTAGCTTGATCAATAGATAACTGAGTTCTCTTTCTAGTTTCAGCTAAATTAGTTTCAAACTGTAATCTATTTTGTTTAGCTTGAGACTGCATCTGTGCAATCTCTCTTTCAGACTGTTCTCGTGCTAATCTTGCATTCTCTCTTGCTTGTTTAGCAGCTCTCCTAGCAGCAGCCGCTTGTTTTTGTGCTGAATATATAGTGGCTCCGCCTGCTATGACGGAACCAATCAGAATAGCGGTTGCTGGTTCCATACCTTACTTAGTTGTACTTAGTTTCTTCTTGTAGTCTAAACTGATCTTTCAAATGACGTACAACCGCCACCTGTCCAGCATTAAACCATATTTGTTTCTCTTCTATACTAATATCTGGAGCCCTATCTGGATAGACCTCTTCTAAATATTCAATTAATTGCTCATCAATATTAGGAATCATATATTCAGACCAGTTGGATTAATAGCACCTGGATCAGTACCACCATAACCACCAGGAACAGGTGTTGATATAGGTGTTCTTGTAATAGTTGGCCCAGCTCCAGTATCATCATCCTCACCTTCTCCTGCTGCTGCTAACTGTTCTGCTATAACTGCTTCTTTAGCAGCTTGCTGTTCTCTAGCTTCTGTCAATCTAGCTTGTAACTGAGAAGAAGCAGTAAGTTTTTTAGATTCAAGCTCAGCTATACGAGTTTTCTCTTGTGTTTCCTGTTCTATACGGGTTGCCTCAGCTTGTGCTGCTGTCTGCTCAGCAGTGGCCTTAGCCATAGCTTCTTTCTGTGATTTTAAAGCAGCTTCTGTTCTAAGAACTTCTTCGTCATAAGCTTTTTGAGCTGCAGCTTGTTCCTCAGAAGCTATTCTTAAATCTTCAGCAGCTTTTCTACGCTCTTTAGCACCTGATATAGTTTCAACTATTTCATTAGTTACACGAGCAACACCTTTAACTACATCTTTAACTCCTCTAGCTACATTACTTACTACATTAGTAACAACTTTTACGGCACCTCTAATGGCTCTGCTTACAGATTTAAAAGGATTCTTAAACCAACCCATTACGCATAACTCGGTAAATCAGAATTGCTAGTTTCAAAGAAGGCAGGAACCCTAGCTCTCTTTGTATCAGCTAGACCTTCAGCTTTACCACGATACATGAGGTTATCGCTTTGCTCTAACCAAAACTTTTTGTTTAGATAGCGATCCTCAGAATCACCTAAAGGTTGAAGTACCCAGTTAATAGTAGCTTTCCTTAGTTTATCTAAAGATGGGCTAGGTGTTAAGCCTAACTCCTTACATACTAAACTATGCCCAGATACGTGAATGGTTTCATCTCGGCTAATATCAGCACTAGTTACTCTAAGTCCAGTGTCTCCATTGAACCTAAAAAATGGAAGTAAGACAAAGAAGATAGCCTTCTCAATAGTTAAAGCCTTTAAAACTGTATGATCAGGGTGAGCATCCCAAGCCGCTTGAAGTTTATGAGCTTCCGCTTCAGCTTTCTCATCTACACCATGAGCATTGGCAATATAATTGAGGGCTATATCATGCCTGTCCTCATCTCTTACATTGTCCTCTAGGAGTTCCCTAGATAGAGCTGGAATATCCTCAAGAGCCTCCTTGATAAACGCTCCTACTGGCAATTCAAGATGCCTTATAGCTAGAGCACGTTTAATAGTCTCTTCAGAACCTTCCTTTAATTTTCCTGCTGTTGGACGCACGGGTGTCCAAGTACGCTTCCTTTCTAGAAGCTGCTGATATGGATGCTTTCTCATTCTGCACAATCGCAAGTTATTGGGTTATCATCGGTCAAAATTTCACTG